GCTATCTGGTACCTAAGTGTGAGCCTCTTCCTTGCCGCGCTGGCCTTCTGGATAGGTTACATGAGAGGAAAAATCAAGGGGATGAACGATACTCTGGATGGAATTCTGATACGACTAAGAGATGAAGGAGAGGATTATGAGTAATTTTAAGCTAACACAAGCAGAGGCAAACGCACCTAGACCAAAGCGGCCAACGAGTAGTCGATTCATTGACTGGGAATATTATTACATTGATCTAGCTTGCTGGAAAGCTACTCAAGCTGAGAAACTATTATCGGGGGTGGAGGATTATGAGTGACACTAATTCGAGAACACCAAAGGAGATTCTAGAGTATTGCAAGTGGAATGCTGACTTGCCCGCCAAAAATGCAGCTAATCCTGAATATAGCTTTGCTGATTGGACAGTCGGGCAAAATCATAAGTTCGCAGATAAAGCCCGCATCGACCTACCCGCGATGACGCAGCGGGTGTTGGATCAGCAGGTGGAGATTAATCGGCTAATGGCCATCATTGGTGAACTAGCCGTGAATCACGAGACCGAGCGCGACAAGTTAGCCGAAGAAGTTAATGAATTATATAACCGCCTTATTGCTCAGGTGAGGGATCGCAACAAGCTAGCCGGGCAGGTGCGGGAGGCCAAGGAGCTATTGCAAACTGCATTTGATGTACTGACAGTTACAGAGGATGAATGCGATAAGGATTGGGTAGCACGAACGGAAAGGTTCCTCGCAGAGACGGAGCAGGCTGGATGAGCCAAATTCGGTTGTGGTGTAGTTGCGGATTTGCCAAGCATTATACGTATGCAGAATTTTTATACTGTCTGCGTTTGGAGCAAGCCGCGAAGGAGAAGGAGGGCGGGAAATGATAGAACTACTCACCGAAGAAACGGCGCTGGAGCTAATCGCCAAGACCGACATTGCCAATGTTCATCCAATAGCCAAAGATAATGCCCTAGCCTATGAACTTCTCCGCGCCCAGCAGATCGGCTACAAGCTGGGGCAGATTGCGGAACTTGAGCGAGGAATACAACACGATAGATTCCTATGGAGACAATCTGAGCACACTCGTCTCCGCGAGCTAAGAGAGGAATTAGAGAAACTAGTGTGATTCTTACTTTTGTACAAATTGTCCATCAGCGTCAACCTCTCCCCTAGTCTCCTTACCATCGGAGCCTATTAGAGTCATCACTCCGCCGCCTGCTGCCGCTTTAGCCACTGCTCTAGCGAATGCCTCGGTACTCATTCCTAGAGGAGCACCTGAAGCGGCAGCTATCAGAGCACGAGACATTCCCTTCATAGTCATTAGCTTCCCTATCACTCCCATTCCAAGGCCCACAGCGGCAGTTGCTCCTGTACTCGGAAGGCCGCTAATATGCCCGAGAGCCAGACCAGGCATAACTGAGATACCCGCTTTAAGTGCCCAGAGTCTAGCGTTACTCATTTGCTGTTTACCCTGTGTGGCGGCTATTTGCTTAAAGAGTTGATCGTACTCTCCTTGGAGTTTCTGGGAGAATAAGAGGTCCTTAGAGTCCTTGAATTTAGGATCATTCCAAGTGTCCATTAGCTTAGCGGCATCGAAGACCTTCTTAGTAGGATCACTAGCACTCGTGCTCCAAGAGTCATTGTACATCTTCTGGATCTTATAAGTAATATAATCACTTCGTACTGACTGTTTAGCCTGTCCACCACCAGGGAACTGGACTTCACCTAGAGCTAATGCCCTATGAAGTTGCTTAGGATCAGCTAGTATTTCATCGAGGACAGGAAGTTCAGTCTGCTTGGATTTAATCACGTCAATCAGTTTATCACCCTCAGCATCCATAAGAGCAAGCCTTTGACCGACTGCCGCTTTAGCATCTTTCCAGTAGCCTACGAGTTTAGCTTTCTCTAGAGGATTCCCCTTCAAGGTTTTAAGGCCATTATCTATGTCATCGTTCATACTCTCTGAGAGAGTCTTAAAGTATGGCTCACTACTCGTAGGATCTCTAAGCTCAAACTTAGACCGTGATTTCTCATACATTTGGAAACGATCGGCTAGTTTCTTCAGGGTCCAGGCTTCTCTAAAGGATACGGGATTAACTCCTCCATTTGGATCACGAGACTTATCAATGATACTCTGAGCCATCTTTCTAAGCTCAGCTTGCTTAGGATCTAAAAATCCCTGTCCTGCGGCTGAACCAGAACCACTGTCAAACTCAGCAACCATTTTCTCTGCCGCGGCTAGGGTATTATTAAGAGGAATAGGAGCGGCCACCGTTTGCGGCAGTCTGACTGAGCCAGTGGGCGTTTGAACCGTCTGCATGAAGGTATGAGGAAAGTTCTGAGCACTTGCTACAGCGGAATCACCTAGCCTGTTAGAGTTAGCTAAGGAATCTTCACCTGCGCTAGTAATCTTACCCTTGACAGTTTGAAAGAACTCATTAGGATTATAGTCCCCTTGACGTGCGCCGATTAACTCATTACCTGCTTTAGTCCCTAACTCAGCACTTTTATCAATAGCAGTAGCCTTAGCTCCAGATGCGAAGATATCTTCGATCCACTTAACGGATTGACTTACCAGTCCTTTACCTCCGAAGATATATTTATGTAGTTGAGCAGTAGTCGGATTTAATTGAGCGAAACTTCCAATCACTGAACCGGGATCACTTACCTCTTTATAGATATTCCCTATAGCGCGTGTTGCCGCTGGAATTGCCCAGTTCATCCCGGCGTTAATAAGTCCGCTCTTACCGGACTCAGTGAAGGCATCCAGGAGCGAGTCAGGCTTTTTAGACTTAGCATACTGGAGGGCCATATCAGCAGCAGAATATCCTGCCATATATCCACCAATGGTAGCAGGAATAGTTGCAGTGCCACCTGTTGAAGGAATTGATAAAGCACCAGTAGCGGCTCCAGTAAGACCCCCGATAGTGTGCCCAAGAAGAGGACGCATGAAATCAATAACGTGGTCCGTATCAACTTGCGGCCCAAGATCACCAGAGCCACCTAGACCTTTGGCTATTGGACTTGTGGATTCTATAGCTTTAGGGGACTCAAGAGGCTTGCCGCTCGGAGATCCCGTTAAGTGAGTAAGAATATCAGCTTCACTTACATCAGCCTTCTTGAGCGCCTCATACTTATCAGGACCGATAAGATGCGTAATGATGTCAGTGTCAGAGGGACTACTGCCGTCGGCTAATTTAATCTTACGCGCCTTCTCTATCTTCTCTGCTATAGAAAGAGGTGCTGTCTCTAAGGGGACCGGAGCGGCTGCCATTATTATTGTCCTCCTGGGGAGACTCCAGCGAATGCGGGGCCAAGGATATCGGTAAGGGCTTTTTGCTTCTCTGGAGCTACTGAGTCCATAGGAGCCGGAGTAGTTTCACTAGACTTAGGACCGCCTATAGCATTCTCTTTATTAAGTAAGCCGCGCTGCGCGAGCCAAGAGTTAATTTGATGCGGCTTTAGTCCTTGAAGATTTTCCTTAGCTACATCAGTGAGGAGATCCCTGTAACTCTTCATCGCCTGAGTATTGCTCTTAACTCCTCCCACAACCAGAGCGGCACCATAAGCATCTACTACCGCCTTAACTCTAGACTCAGCTAAGCGTGAGCCTTGACCGAGAATACCTAGAGTACTAATAAGCTTCTCTTTAACCTGAGCACCTAATCTCAGCGCCTCGATAAGATTTTCAGGATGAGTATATATACCCTCTTTAAGAAGATCGTTCACTCTCTGCATATCAGAGAGGAGCGAAATACCGCCGGCCATCTTAGCACCCAGCTCTTGCTGCTTAGGTGTATAGAAGTTAGAGCCAGAAGCATTCATAGCCTTGACAAGAAGAGGATAACTTTTACCGTAGTCCCTCTTAGCTTGAACATCGGAAAGTTCTCCATTAACGGCTTGCTCATGGGCGTACTTAATATCCTCAGGGCTATAGCCATTTTGTGCGGCCATTTGTAACATGGCCTTATTCATTAGAGCAGCCTGATTCCCAAGGGCTATTCGCTCTCTTGAATCATTAGTGGCATTAGTACGGGCTTCATTGGATTGTCTCTGATTCTCCGCCTCTGTGGCCTTGGCTTGTTCCCTTTGAATTTCAAGATCTCTCGTCGCTCTAGCTCTGGGAGAAGAGGGACCGTGCGTTCTTTCTTCTATATCTGCTCTCCGAGCCTCAGCGGCTTCAGGCGACATGATAGATTGCAACCCCTCTTCAGGAGAAGCAACCATTATTTTACTCGGATCAAGTGGATGCGGAGTGACGTTAAATCCGGGAGGCGGCGGCATTCCGTTCTGGATATTACCGTAGATCTGCTGCATAGTTGCAGAATGGTGTAAGGCATTCATAGCCGCCTGAGCTTTTTCAGCTACAATCTCATGCTTACGATTATCCTCAAGTCGCTGAGACTCTAGATCAAGACGATCCTTAGCCTCCTGTTGCCGCGCTAGTTGAGCCTCCTTCTCATTCTGAATACGAGAAGCCTCAAGACCGCGAGCGAATCTATTCTGAATCGCGCCTATTATATTCTGAACATCCTCTTCGGCCATGAGTTCCTCCCTACGGAATAAACTTAGCTAGACTAGCCATAGTACCGGCAAGACCACCAAAGAAGCCGCCTACACCGCCACCGCTCTTGGTCTTGGTAGTGGAGTCTGATTGAGTCTGGTAGTTAGTATCAGAAGTGCCGGTTTGTTTAGTGGAGCCTACTTGATTACTCGTCCCTGTCTGATCCTGGCTAGTGGTGGTAGAAGCTCCCCGCGGCAGGGCACTAAGCAAGGCTAACATTTGAGCCTGCCGCTGCTGGCGCATTTGCTCTTGGAGTAATGGTATGCTCTGATTGAGGTTAATCTGCTGCCCGAACCTCTGAGCATCAATATTTGCCGCTGTGGTTGCCGCTACAGGACTAGAAGCAACTCCCCTAGAGGCCATAATATTAGCTGCTGCCTGCTGCTGGAGATTACTTGCCCTATTGATTCCTTCAGCCTGTTGAGCTTGATAAGGGCGCAAGTTAATATTGCCCTGGTTGCTCATACTAGCGATAAGCTGATTCATGAACGCCGTAGCTTCCGGCGACATGGTAGGAGTTGTTACACTTGTACCAGCGGCATGTTGGGCGGAGTCGGACCTTAGGTTACTCTCAGTATCGCTGGCGCTAGTAGTATTCTGTTGACCACTGGCATTAGTGTTTGTAGTACTACTTCCGGTCTTAGGAAAGGCTCCAGCAATACCACCTGCACCGACCATGAAGTCGGTAAAGGGATTATTGAAATCCGGTGTTGAAAGTGTAGGCATTTTTTCTCCTCGCTTTGCGCTCTAAGTAGATCCAGTGAGAATACCGCCCTTGAAAGTTAGGGTTCCTTGCAAGTTGCTAGGAAATTTGACATAGCTGATCGACCCGCTCAGACCAGGACTTCCGAGGCACTGAAACCAGCTTAGCGCCTCTACTATATACCCGTCTATCTGTTTCCAGGTCTTAACTGGACTTCCTAGGATATAGAGATTATCCCCGACAGGCATAACATTAAGACAGGTTATCGGCCCATTAAGAATTGTATCATTCTTAGTCGGAGTGGCTCCTAAGCCCTTAATACTCAGGATCGTACTTCCTGAAGAGTCCACGATGACAAATATCGAGCCAGGTTGACCGCCAGGGTACTCATGAATAATAAGAGCAGGCTTAGTGCTATCAGTAGGTGTTATATCCTGAGAGGAAGTGAATTTATTCTCCGCGTCGATCTTGGCTAGATCTTTAGGAAGGGACTTAGCATCAGGGGCCGGTGGAACTGCCGCTATTGCGGCTTTTAGTTGACTCAGAGTTACTAGGTCCTGAGGAGCCTCCGCGTCGGCGGAATTAGTATGCTTCCTGCCGTGGAGGTTGATCTCCTTAGTAGTTATTAGGTCTATCTTACCAAACCTTACGTCGCTCATTTAATAATTCCCCCTCTCCTCAGGAAGATCTACCCACTGAAGCTCAGTGTCTTGGCCGCTCGGTAGTACCTGCATCCGGACATAATAGCGATGGAAGTTATAAGCGGTAGGACCGAATTCGATTCTGATTATCGTGCCCGCTGTGCCCTTAGGAACACCGATGAAATAAGAGTGCTCCTCATTATTAGTGACAGTAATATTGCCTGTCAGGAGGGTGTTATCATTAAACAGGAACTTCCAAGGGAGCAAGCTAGTAGCTCCAGGGCCGAAGGGCAAGAGCCTTATCTCGAATTGCTTAATACGACCATAGCGGAAGAACTCATGCGGCCCCACCTGGTCATACTGACGGGCAATAGGGAGAATCTGAACTACGTCAGGATTTACTGATTCCCAGAACTCGAAAGGGCCGCCGCTGATCGTTGCGCCGTAGTCAATACCGAATACGTCGGACTTGAAGAAGGTTAGGAGAGTAGTTTTATCTATTGAATTCAGGACCGTAGAAGCGGCAGGAGAATTGTCCACGTAGGGAGTGAAAGTCGCATTATTGCCTAGAGTGTCGATGACTTGGGGCCAGACGCGGACCCGCTTCTTAGAGGCAGAGCCGAAGTTAGTATTATACAGGCGCAGGAAGGTAAGAGGAGAAGGCCTCGCGTCGAACTCTACTGACCAATCGGTTAGATTAAAGGCACTGAAGTTACCTGTGGCGTAGATCTGAAAGGTCTTGCTAATAGGGATCTTGCCGCTGATATCGAGGTACTGCTCTGTAGGAACGTCTCCAGGACCTGCTATTGCGCCTAGATAAGTCTGAACACCTTTTGCGTCAACCGCATAGACACTTAGGTAACTGCTCTGAGAAGCAAACCTCGCCTTAAAGGTATAGAGATCCTTTCTATTCCGCGGCATAGGAGCTTCAGGCGGGCCATCGAAGACAGGAGATAACATGTTAATCGTCTGATTATCAGTGCCGTCGATCATGAGAGGTAGCTTCTCGTTGTCAATGATCCTTAGGTGATTATCCCCTCCGAAGAAAGCAAGGACGTTGCCATCCTGAGTATTAGTGATAGCGGTTACATCGCCCCGCGCGGCACCATAGTTAACTACCCTCCAATACTTACGAGTGAAGTCGAATACCTCAATACGGTGTTGATTAGTAATACAGCACCAGAGCTTATTCTTAGCAATCAGCACAGGGAATCGAGCGGTCCCAGGCTGGATGTTCAGGTTAGGAGGATTATACCCGTAGCAGGCTACTCCTTGATACAGGCGGTCGATATTAGGAGACACTAGTGTGGAATTAACTCCGCCGCCATAGGTCTGAGAATAAGCAGAAGGAGTTGCTATTCTCCAGCCATCAGCGGCAAGGTAGTAAGCGGCTCCCTCAAAGGCGGTACAGTCGGCAGTAATAGGAGGATACTTACAGCCAGTGGACCTGTAGTAGATGTCAACCGTGAAATCAGGCAAGGTCTGAAAAGTACCCGTTAGGAGGTAAATGTCTATACTCGTCCCGCAGAGGACAGCGGCATCACTTATTTTCCTGGCCCATAAGAACACTTCGCTATTAGTCCCTGTAGTCCGAACGGCGATACTAGAATCCACTAGATCGGGACAATTTATATCACTCGGATACATGAAGTTAGTAGTGAAGTAGTACCACCGGCCCTCAATAGGCCCAACTATGTCGCAGATCTTTTCGGGTATAGCTTGAACGCTTATCAGATTGATATTATAAATAATATCTAGATCAATAGCGTCGATGTCGCTTAAATAGTCGTTAACCGGCACTCCTCCGGTTCCTAGGATCCTTAAGACTCTATACCACTGTTGAAGGTTGCCACCGCGCCTGAAGATCCAAACCTCGTTGGCCGAGGAATCAGTAGCCGCCTGAGGAGTGATCGAATAGTAATTCATGTCCGCCGATAGATTAGGCGTGGGCGGGCCAAGGATCGACTTAGCGAAGTAACTCCCCGTATTAAAGACATTCATCTGAGCATATTGAATGTCAGTTCCCTGAAGGGCTTGCTTAGTACCTCCGTTGAAGTGGAGAGTTAACGTCCCGCCTACGTAGAGGGGATTAAGGTCAGTTCCGATAACATAGGTAAAGGCACTTATGCCTATCAGGGTTATTCTTACCCCATAGACAGTAGACCAATAACTCTGGCCGCCCCCAGCTCCTACCTTCTCGAAATCCTCTCTCCTGATGACTAGGTTAAGAGAGTCTCCACCAATAGAGCCGTCATTAGTCCAGAGGTAAGTGTAGAAGTCACTAGCTACGGCTACCCCTGACGGGGCTACTGTTAGGAAATCGAGTCTAAAGCTCCCCAGGGAGGCGATACAATTAGGAGATGGAGATGTGATGTTAATTACCATCATATCCTGATCTGTCATGAATCCGTGCTGATCGGGCGGACTGATTCTCGGATTATACATATCAGTCATATCCCATGGGACTCCAGGATCAACACCTGACTGATAGGCGCATATATAGATCTTACTACCTACAGGAGTTTCGGCCATAGCCATACGAGGGCCGGCCTGATCTCCTGGGAATGTTGTTGTTCCCCAGATATTTGTGAACACTGGAGTATTGAAGGGGACTCCGGGGGAGATAAAGTTAGCGTGAAAGGCAGGATTGTTATTAGTACTATAGGTCGGAGCGGCAGTCGGAGGAGCTACACCTAGATTATAGAGAGAGGTAATGTTATCCTTTCTCTTGATGTTGCCGCTCGCTATAAGGGTGAAATCAAACGCTGTTCCGAACCCGCCTTGGCTTGTATCTCCGCCCCCCTGAAGGATATTCCCGTTGCGGAGACAGGTGCCGTTGTTATCATAAGCGTAATCATACCTGGTTCCGCCTATGGAGCGGCTATAGAGTCTATACACGTCGCTAGCATAAGAGCCGCCTAGCTTACTAGTGCCAGCGGCAAGACTGAGCGATCCATTCCGATCAAGCTCCAGATTATCCATCTGAAGAAGGCCATTCTTCCTCCCATTGATAGAATCATCAGATGGAGTCCAACCTGCGCTGAAGTCTCTTATTAGGGCGATGTTTGGCATCGGTTTGCGGCTCAGAGTCGCTTAATTAGTTCCAAAACACTATTGTGACTTGACTTCCTGCCTTAAGAGTAATCGTAAACGTAACAACGCGCCTGCTTACTGTATAGAAAGTACTCGCTAAGACCGCCCCGTTAACATAGACAACAGTAGGGACATAAGGAGTTACGTTAGCCGGAAGCACTATTATATTAGTAGGTGCTCCTATACTAGCATTAAAGGAGTTCTGAGTATAAGCGGCTCCTACTGCTAGCTCATCGTTGAGGAAATTACGTAGGTATAGCTCATCATCGTAGTAGGGGAATAGACTCCTAGGTCCTCCCCATAGAGTCTTGCCCCAGAGAGTACCGCCCCAAGTGTTAGGGATAATCGCCATATTAGAAGGCTACTTGACCTCTAGACAGGACAACTACAGCAGGACTACCTATGTTAGAGACTCGAAAGACGAATTTATGCGAGAATCCACCGTTAGTAGTCAGGACTGAGGTGATACCCGCGGCCAGGGTGACTCCGGCTCCGAGGCCTAGAGTATTAACTCCGCCGCTCGCATTCCAGACCGTGAAGTCAAAGGTCATTCCGACCTGAGGATTAGGCAAGGCCGCTATGATGTTAGCCGCTGTATCGGTCGTATCAGTCTGTGCTCCACCGGCAGTCCTGAGCCATAGTCCGTTAATTAGGGAAGCGGCAGGAATCGCCATCGCTCCTACAGTTGCCGCTGTGGTCATTACAGTACTTCCGGTTATTCTTCCCTGAGCACTCAAGTTGGAGTTCTGATCTATCCTAGCAGCAGGAAGGCCTCCTGTAGCGGCATTAGTCCTGAAGTTAATACCTACCGCATTCTGGACCGCTATGTTAAGATCACTGTCGGCATAGATACTCGCGTTAGCAGAGGCAGAGAAGAAATAACCGCTCCCTGCTGGCATATCCTCATTGAAGCCGCTTTCAATGGTCAGGTGAGTGTTATCGGTAATTCCTACGATAGTCCTTAGCTCATTGCCGTTAGCTAGGATTAGCTTGCCTACGGCGGCCTGAGATAGAAAGGTAGTCCCTACTCCAGTAACCGCATTACCTATAGAAGCAATAGATCCACTTCCGAGGGAGAAGAATCCCGCAAGCCTCAGGAGCGGCGAGGAAGTCTGGTTCCTAATAGTTAAGGCCCCCTGGAAGCTAAACCGAGGAATAACGGCTCCACAGTCGAAGAAATCACCATTAGCAAGCCAGCCGCGGTGCCCCTTGTTATTAGGCAGGCCGGAAGAGTCGCCTATCTGATAGGGCCAGTACTGACTTCCTATTCCTCTACCGGCATCGCCGCTTATCCCGATAGAAGATCCGTTACCAACAGGAGTACAGATAAACCTATTCTCCGAGGGCAGGAAATCATAGAGAGCGGCCCCTGCTGGCTGCCTGACATACTTAATAGCGGTACCTGTACCGGGGACTAGGTTAGGCTGAATCTGGCCGAGGAGGAACAAGTTATTATCGGCCCAGCCCAGGTATAGACCGTAGGACGCTGCTGTATCATTGGCATAGAGTATATACGGATTGATAAAGACATTGAGGAAGTTCCCACTATTGAAGTTCAGGTTCGTTGGCCCGATCTGGATTCCATTCGCTCCACTCTGAGCCTGATCTATGAATAGATTCATGAAGAGGTTATTCTCAGTAGCGGCATTGAAACTTGCTCCGGCATCTATACGCAATCCTATGCTACCAGGAGCACCGGCTACTAGGGACAGGAGAGGGAAATTTGCGAAGGATACGGCATAGATATCAAAGAGAATTCCAGCTTTAGCGTTGCCGTTAACCCTAAGATTCCCGAAGCCGCCGCTGAAAGTAGGGCCATTATACCTCACCACGGTTCCGCCATTAGGCCCTAACCAGAGGAGGTCAGTAGCGGCAGGACTAAAGGCATTCCTACCGGAGCCGGAGCCATTGATCGTAATATTCTGCTTAGTCGAGGTAGTAAAGCCTACTCCATTGCCGATATAGAGAGTCTGATAGAGGTTCCAGGTGCCCGGAGGAATATTAACTGTTCCGCCATTGGCAGGCAAGGTATTCATCGCCTCGAAAATCCCTGAGCTAGCCGAGCTTAAGCTCCAAGCGCCCGGATGGTTAATAGCAGGCGTAAACTGAACTGTCCCAGAGGCCGCTCCACTTACCGCTGTACCGCCAGTAATAAGAACAGCCTCTGAGTTAGCACCGTCGTTGATATACAAGTAATGATAAGCGTCGCCTCCATTAACCCCATAAGGCACAGGAGAAAGCATTACACTTGCACCAACGCCGGCGGTAAGACCTCCGGTGAAGCTCTGGGAGGGGAAATTATAGACATCCGAGTAAAGAGTGGTTCGGAATTGAGAGACATTGGCCTCTAGAGATTTGATCTCAGCGGCCATTTGATTGTGATAATACCTGTTAATGAAGTTAGAGACCAATGCTCCGGCCAGGTGTGCTGCCGCGCTACTTCCGTCGAATCCGCGTCCACTAGGGGCTACGGTAAAGGTATTAGCGGTCATTCCGAGTACCGCTATGTACTCACTATCAATGGCAATGATACAAGGGACTAGGAATCCCGTCGTGGAGAGGACTACTATAGTGCTGTCGCCCGCACCTATAGGAGAGACTAGAGTCGTAACGGCACCATTAGCGGCAACGAAGAGATCATTGTCAGTGGCCGTTCTACCGGGGAAAACTGGAGTATTTGGATTGGGCACTCTTCGCTCCTATTAGTAACCTTCGTCTACGCTGATACCAAATTGGCCGATAGGCAGGACCGGCGCGGCAGGATAGTAATTGCTGCTCACGATCTCATTAACGATCAGCTTGCGCGGCCTGCTGTAAAGCTCGTCCAGGTGATTATAGAAATCAGCACTCATCGCTTCCCACTTCTTGCCGAAGTAAGCGGATAACTTCATGTTCTGACCAGGACCTTCAATATTGAAGAGGAGCTTAGCGGCAAACTGCTTAAGAAGCTGCCGCCGGGCATATTCAGGCACCCTGAACAAGTTATTGTCAGTAGCCCTATAGAACTCCACTATACAACCCTTAAGGATATTCTGGCCGAGGAACAAGCTACCTGTCACCACAGGCAGGTTATCAGGAGGATTCGGAAATAGCTGGATCTGGTTCAGACCTACGTTATTATACACGTACCAGAAAGGCTTGCCTTTTTGGCCTGCGCTTTGGAAGACCTCGCGGAAATTCCTTTGCGGCAGGGGATCGAGTTTCTGACTTAGGTAAGTGATTCTCTTAATCGAGCAGACATAATCAGGCAGAGTATAGATATTAGTACCTGCTACTATAGGCAAGGAGAGCCTGTCTATGAGAAACGGATGCTCAGTAGAGAGTTCATTCTCCGCCTGGAAGTAATACCTCTGGAGGACAGTAGTATCGAATAAGGGCAAGGTCAGATCCTCATAAGCAGGTCAGCATTACAGAGGCGGCGACACCGAGTCTTATAGTCCTCGCGATTAGCATAATAGGACTGCCAGAAGGGAGCCGCCTTGCCTGGTTCCTCTGCTGATTCCAGCAGGTCTGCGGTACAATAATCCCAGAACATATTCTGAACATCGCTCGCTATGAGCGGAGAATCCAGGTCACTTATCAGGATAGGAGCCTTGGCCCAATAAAAGAGCTTAAACGACTGTCCTGTCCCTATCAGCAAGTGAGGAGCCACCGCTATATACTGTCTTGCATGACTGGCCCAGAATTGCGGCATTCCGTTCCATATTTCCCAGTCCCTCCGCAAGCGGTCGAAGTCACGTAGTGACACGTCATCACGCAACCATTGATTAGTAGCAATGTTGAATATAGCGATAGTTCCCATGTAGTCTGGAACACCGTTATGCTCAAAATCATAGTAAACCAGATCATCCTGCCAGGGGAGGACTACTGTCTTAACTAGGCACTGAGTCTTGGATACGATCTCGTTATAAGCATCCTGGATCGAATCGTTAATATCGCCCAGAGCATAGTAGGTTATAGCCGCGTCGGCCAGGTTCCTCTGTATGGTCGCTACTATCTCGCCGCGTGTCATTTCTTCAGGACTAGCCCTTTCATCTCAGCGGCAACGAGTGCCTCATAGGGGATATAAGCCTCGCCCTTCCTACAGGCGGTTATCGTATTAAACTCTTCTCCCTCTTCGGGCATGGACTTAATGTTTTTGAAGCCCACTTCGCGCAAGAGGCCTTCAAGCTCAAGACTGTCCATAAGGGCAACGTGATAGTCAGAAGGATACAGTTGTCGTCCATAGATGGTTGCTTCCCAGAAAGTCTTAAGCCCTCCCTTATTAGTCTTCCAGTTCTCTACGCACTTGATGAACTCAGGATAGCTAATATAGAAGATGCCGTCCATCTCTAGTACTCGATGAATCTCTCCGAGGATGCTTCTGTGCAGGCGCTTGCTTATGTGCTCAATAGTATGGAAGAAAAAGACCTGCTTAATGGTTCCGTTCTCAAAGGGCAGGGCTTTCTTAGTAAAGTCATGAACTAGGTCAGGGTGACAGGAAATCTCGCTGTCGATGTTAACCGCTCCCTCGATCTTACTAGACCCGCAGCCCAGATTCAATACTAGCGGCTTCGCTTCTGGCGACTGTTTCTTGGACTTTTTTTGCATAAGTAGTGCCCCTGTCTCCTGCCTCATTAGGCTTATCAAGCAGCTCAGGAAACTGCCGCTCCATGTAGGCCTTATAGTTCTTCTTATTAGTACTGTCGATCACTTCATTCCAGAGAATGTGCCCGCACGTGACCGTTGTATCCGCTTTGATAACGGCATCCGGAACTTGAATCTTAGCCTTGAGGCAGAAGTAAATGTCCTCGGTATTAGTCGGCCCAGTGATGAAATGAGGAATACCTACGCGCTTGAGCAGGCTCACCTTGATTAAACAGAAGGAAAAGCCTACCGCATCTACAGGAATCGGGCCGAGCGGCTTAGGGAGAGTCTTTAGCGGCTTCAGGGACTTCTTAGCTTTATCCGTATATCGAAATAGCATGTGATCGAAGGGATAGCCCCTTATTATCACATCGCCTGCCGCTATGTCTGCATCAAGAGCTATGAGCTTCTTTAGGCCATCGACAGGGAGAAGCACATCGTCATCAATAAAGAGGAGGTAATCGCACTCCTCACGCATGGCTAGTTCAGAGGCCATATTACGCATCCGATCTATGCTCATCCTGGGCGGATTAACTAGCATCACGTCAACGTCAGGATACGAGCGACCTAAGCGATAGAAGAACTGGATATGATTAGAGTAGGCAGGATGAGTAGTCGTTACGAGCGAGTTTATGCCTATGGCTATTTTAGTCCTCTTAACCTTCTTCTCTACAAAATACTCTTTCAAGAATTCCTTTCAAAAAGAGCCGCCCGAACCACATGGCAGGAATCCGAGCGGCCCAAATCTCTAAGCCCCCTCAGACTTAGAGTAACCTATTAGCCTAGAGCATCCTTACGAATACCCTAGCTCCCACCGAGGATAGAGTCTGAGTGCTACCAGGTCCGGAAGTTACGCTCGCCTGAGTAGCTTGAGCGGCCACCGAATCGACCAGAATAGCAAACGGAATGTAATTGCTCGCCGGGGCCGCCGCTGCCGCTAATTGAAACATGTTATTAACGGTATCGAGCTGAAGTACACCGCCAGCGGCACTACTTGCAATAGCGGGCCAATTAGCACTTGTTGCGCTCCTGGTAAGCACTTCAACAAGGGCGAAACGAGCAAGCCCGTATGCGATTACGTCTCCGTACTCACCAGGAGCCATATTCTTAGTAGCTACGCCGTAAGCATAGCCAAAAGCGCCGGCTGACGCCGTGGATGGAAGAACTACATCCAGTCCGTCATTAGCATCAGCCACGCCCGTAAGCTGAAGACAAACGGGCTGTCCACGTAGAATAGTAACTGTGTCATCATTACGAGCTACGTGCATCTCAGAGTCGGCTTTGTTACCTGCAAGTTTTAGTCTCATGGTTATCTCCTAAGCCTCCTCTCCTTAAGTAAGAGTCCTGGCAATCTTAGCCAAGACGCCCTGTTTCCGCCTGTTGTTAATAGTAGTCTGGCCCATCCAGCCGACATGACCGACACGAGAATCGCCGTTAATAGGCTTGACGAAGGACTTGCCGTTCTCATCCTTCAGAAGTTCCCAATTCCGGTCCTTATGATACCGGACCTTGAAGAACTTCGTGTTGAGGAAATAGCAGGAGCCGTACTGCATCGTAGTCGGATCTACTACGCCGCCGCTTTGGACACCGGGAAGGCCGTTGAATACGTCGGGCACCTTGTCATCCATTACGACCTTGGCGTTGAGGAATTTCTTGCCTACGAACGGATAGTGACCGTCAATGGCATCTGGCGATGCCTTATAGACAGAGAAGTACGCATGGATGAAGTTCTGGTAAGTTACCTGATCCATGAGCATCAGATTAGGCTGGCCGCCGGTCCCCAGAGCGCAGAGATTGTACATGTTCTCCAGCTCATAGAGGAATCCACTGTAGGTGGTAGCGGCAGAAGTAGCCCACTTATTCTTCCACCAAGCGTTAGTACCTTCGGGGATGTTCCCTACTGTGAGGTTCGTGTTATAGGAAACAAGCAGCGGCAGGGGATTGATACCCAATGAGCCGTTAACGCCGCTAACTCTGGGACTCGTAATCAGGCCACCGCTAGGCTGAGCGCCCCAATAGAAGGCCTTAGCCCAACCTTCCTGGATTCCTAGCTCGCTCTGCGATATTCGAGACTTAACCAGATCAATAATCCGGTGCTGATTCTGAATTACCTCCTTCATGTTATACACGATAGGAGATGCCATCTGACGCCACTCATAAATAGCCTGAGTAATACCGTCAGTGGGAAGTGTGGAGAGTTCGTCGTATCCGTCGTAGGAGTCCGCGTCTGCCAGCCCGTACATTAGGTCTTCACCAAAGTACGTGCCGCCGTCGGCTTCTTCGTAAGAATCGGAGGCGAGAATCTCATAAAGCAGGGCGTTCGTTGCGCCGATATTGTCTATTAACTGCTTTCGATAATTCGCCAGTGATTGCGCGAAGACCGAATCCAGATAAGTAGTAATATTCGACGGAGCGGACGTAGAGCCGAATGTGATTGCCAATTATTTGCTCCGGAGCCTTAAGGCTCAGTTGGTCTTTCCAAGAGCCTCTACTGCTTTCTCAATAGAGTCTCGGAGAGACATTTTCTCGTTTTGAACTACATCTCCCTCTTTAGGAGCGGCAGCCCGTGCGGATGCGAGCCTTGACGGCGCATCAGTGCGATTACGCTCAATACGAGCGGATTTGTCGATAGTCTTAGGAGTAATCCCTTCCTTAAAGGCCACGACCGAGAAAACATCAGTGATATAGTCCTCAACTGACATACCTTCGGTGGGATTCATTTTCTCCATTTGTTTCTGCATAGCGGACTGAACTTTATCAGGAATAGCGTCCGCATCGAAGTATCGCTTAGCTAGGCTACTCATCACCGTGCCAGCATCAGCGGCTAGTTTTGCTTCCTCACTCTCCTTAATAGTGGAGCGGATATCAGCCTGACTCTCGGCTACTTTCTTAGAGATGATCTTATCAAGAGCGGGACCGAGGCGTTTGGAGATGATCTCGAACTCAGGGCCTAGGTTCTCCTCAAGGACGCTCATAATATCATCCTTGACGACTGCCGCTGCCTTGTTATCTCTAATGTATCCGGCTTGCTCTGCTAGGTACTTCAGAATAGCAGGAGCCTGTCCCGGATCCTTCAGAGCGGCAAACAACTGCTTAGCCTGGACCTGCTCGACTTCACTTAGACCGAGGCTAGTATCAGGCTCTGGCTCTTTAGCCTCAGGAGCCTTTTCCTCAGCAGGAGCAGAAATCTCCTCCGCAGGAGCAGGAGCAGGAGTATTCTTAACTGCGTCTTCTATTGCACTTCCTAGTGTCTCTTCTGGCATAATAGTGACCTCGCTTCGCTTCTCGCTTCGCTTCTCGCTTCGCTTATTTCTTAAGTGCCCAGCCCTTAGGCTCGCCTGACTTCACTCCCTTAAAATGCCCACTTGCCATTAACGCCTTAAGCTTACCGTGGAGCATACTCCGTATAGCGAGCCGCTTGAGCTTATAGGGCTTAGGGATTCTAACAGGCTCGATTTTCGATAGGTTTTCCATCTTATTGTACCTGCTGATTCAGTTGTTGATCCATCTGGGCGTCATCAGGAGTAGCCTGTTGAGCTACTTGAGCCTTCGCTACATTAAAGCCGCCGCCGGCTCCCTGATCCTGCGGATTATTATTAGGCTGAGCACCTTGGCCCGGTGGAAGTGCCCCTTGATTCATCTGTTGAGCCTTAGCAGTCAGAGCGGCAATAGCTACTTGCTGCATCTGGCCTATTATCTTCTCATTCCGGTAGCCACACCTATAGGCGTTTTCCCTTATCATCGCCGGGGACATAGTTGTTTCAGGGAAGTTCTTACAGATACTCAGGAACGTCAGATAACTCTGCTTAGCCTTGTCCTGAGCGGCAGGAGTTGCGTTCATTACATCAATATCCACGTCACAATCATAGCCGTCGGCCAGGTCTTGCGCTCTGATCCACTTGTAATAGGGCTGATTGACCTGTACTTCAGTCAGGACTTGCTCACCAGGATTAGTGCTATACTTAACCCAGAGACCATCGGTTAGCTTTTCTGCCGCTTGAGCCAAGGTCTCACGGCCTATGTCACATATAAAGTTGGAGAAGTCTAGTTGCTCAGCGGACTCTCTTATCTGCGATCTCGCGTCGATTATCTTAGCGGCTGTCGCGGTCTCCCTATCAGCCGACTGTCCGCGTGCTTCAGCCGATGTCCCAGAGATGATATTAAAGTCCTCCTTAGCAATAACCAGAGCCTCTTCTGCCGTCCTGCCTTGCTCCGGATTCTGGATAGGAGTAATCGCGTCAGCCTGCTTGACCGTGATAATAACTCCATCAGGACCGCTAGCGAACTTCTCTTTCTCTAGTTCATCAATAGTATTCTCGACCGCCTGGAACTTCCTGGTGAACCGCCTCCGGAAAGAGCGAGTCTGCTCCCTAGCCTCATTGATTTCATCCTGAGAGGATATCCACTGAAAGGCAGGCGGAATAGGATACCAGCCTTCTGTCCTAAGGTCCCATCTAAGATCCAGAAAGGGTAGCCGCTCGAAGTCCTCGGTCCAGATTTCCTCGAAGTTTCCGTCAAGGAGGAGCATTTGCTTATGAGCTATCTCGTCCCAGATTCTCCAGACCTTGCTAATCTTGCCTGTAGTGAGGAGCCTGATGAACTCAGGATTATTAGCCCTAGTGCCTGGATCGCTCAGAACTCCGCCGCTATAGTCGAGGCTCAGTGTCTGAGATTCATAGTCCTTGGGGAACTTGATTCCCTTGGTGTGGCGGAGAGTCTCAGTGTAATAATAGTCATAGTAGCCGCACCAGTCTAGCTCGCTTAGCTCAGAGCCGTCAGAGACGGAGGTCCGGAATCGCTTCGGATTAACCCGCTTGAAATAGAACCTCTCATTTAGCGGCAGTTCGTTGTCTTCTATGACCTTAATCTTCTCCGAAGGAGTATCCCCTATCGCCTCATCATGATTAGAGAGTAGAGGCTCCTCCTTAAGCGGATTCCTCCAGTCAGCGGCATAGCCTACTTCTAATATAGCAAACCTGAAGAAGGAGTCCAGCGCGGCCAACTTAAGCTGCTGAGTGAAGTTAACCCTGGGATTCTGGATAATGGTGTTAAGAGTATCCTGCTTAATCTCAGCACTCCTAACCGCAAAGTCAAGGTCCCAGTTACTATTCCCCGGACGCGGCGTAACTAGGTAACTCGGCCTCTGGAAGAGAAGGCTAGCAAGCTTAATCTTAATCGTAGAGTAAAACAGGTTAATAGTATACGGATTATAGTTAACCGTCTGGAAATCCTTCTTCCCCTTCCATTGAAAGCCTTCATAGTACTCCTCAAGAATATCGCAGCGGAATTTAGTATGCCACTCACCAAAGAACTTATTGGAGTTGGTGACCTTAGTCTTCCAGGGATTGTATACGCTCTCTTGAGGACTGTCCATATTTCCTTACTTACTTAAGCAATTAAACAAGCACTTCCTTCAGCAAATCCTTCAGCGCGGCGGCGGTGATGGCGAACACCCTCCGGACAATAGTCCGGATAATCTAGAGGAGAGGTCAATCCCCTGAGCGATTAACCGCCCGCTGATCCTGCAACTAATTGCTGCTGTTGCTTATAACGTAGCAGAGCATTATAATAAGCAAAGCTGTTCCTAGCCGGACGCTTACGGCTATTATTAGGCTGACTTCCGTGCATTGCGACGAAATACCTAGTGGGATCATAAGCATGATCTGGGACGGAGGGATCGCGGTCATCAGAGTAAATAGTCTTGCCCTCTATGGTTCCCAGCTCTTTTCTCCTCTGAGCCTGAAGCTGAATAATAGCTTGTTTGCAGCCGTGGGGATAAGCCGGTGATTCTTTAATAAAGTAAAGCCCCGGTGCCGCTTCGCGATACTTACTTTCTCCGAGTACAACTGGCAGGTTAGCCAGCGGGTGTCTGTACTTGCTTGACACCAGCAGTAGCTCATTGATCCTGTTCCTTGTCGCATACTCATTATTATCTGCCGCTAAGAGAGTCAGAGGAGGGGCGTCTATATCCTTAGTTATGTACTCATCATAAGTCCGCCAGAATCCGCCGTCCTTTTGACTAGTCTTCTTGAAGATCTGGGGATCAGCATAATTCCCTGAATATTCCTCGGTGCCGCTTAGGTCAGCAATCGCTTGCCTATGATAGCTAATTACCTTGCCAGGAGAATAGTATTCCCGGTAACAGATATAAACACCGTCCAAAGCGGCAAACCATAGTACACAGGTCGGCGCGGCCTCTCCGTGGTCTAGCGAGCGGAATAGGTTCCCCCTAGATTTAATACGCGCAAGCAACTCCTCAGTAGGCTCTAGAATACTCATCTTATCCAGTGTGTGTATCTGAGCCTTAGAGCGTCCCCACTGCCCCTTTACGTACTTAGAGACCCATTCAGGATCCCTCTTAAGGGCCTCGGTATAGGATTCATAAGATCCAAGCGAGCTATCCCAGGCTCCTTCGGTATAGAAGTAATTAGAATTCCTCTCAAGAGAGTCCGGGTGATACTTCCTATAGATAAAGTGGAATTCAGTGTCAGGATTACAGAGAAGCATGTGATACGAGGGGGCTAATTTAAGCCCGTAAGGGGTGGTGGGCCAGTTTGGTAAACTATTAAGCAGGCTATCAGGTATCGAGTAGCCGTCCCACCTGCCTAAGCGGCTATCGAGCACGTCATAGACCTTCTCATCTATCTCTTCCGCCTGATCTACTAGGATCGAGTTAGGTTCAATCCCGCGTAGCGAGTGCTCATCAGAGGCATCGAGATGGAGCCAGTAAACAGTAGAGCCGTTCTTAAGTTTAGTGATTCCTTCTTGCTCATTGTGGCTCTCCACCAGGCCAGGCGGCAGGAGCTTAAAGAAGGTCTGCATCGTAGTTTTCTTGAGATCGGTATACCGCTGGCGGGCTATTATCATGCGGTACCGCGGGAAGGTAAGGAGGAGAGTAATTGCCTTCAGACAGCCGGCAAAGGTCTTGCCGTTATTGAAGGCTCCGGAAAATACTTGATTGCGAGGAGTGGCGTAGTAGAATTCTTTCTGCCCCGGATTTCTAAATTGAACCTCGAACTCCATTATTTGATCACGTTTAATCGGACTACTTCCCTTTCTTCTTAGAAACAGGAGCCATCTTCTTAACCGCTAGGTTGATAGTGCTATGATCCTTACAGTTAATAGCTCCACATTTCGGGCATTTATCGCTCATTTCTTACTCCTATTCTTGAATTTGGATGCTAAAGTCTTAACAAATCCCTTGTGCATATGTCCCATTGCTGGGTCAGCATGTAATTCGCCCTTCATTTTCTGCTTCTTCTCAGCAGAGAGAGGACTGCCGTTAGAGAGAAGATATCTTACCTGCTTGGGAGTCCAGGGCATTTTGCTTCGCAAAGAGTAATCAGCCCCCAATAGGGAGAATCAGGGCACAGGAGACGAGTCTTGATCCCTGAGAACTCCCTACCAGGAGCTATTAGCTAGTAATTAGTCGTCTTCGGCGCGGCGCCTTCTGGAGGCTTGGTCCCGGCATCAGGCGGCTTGGTGTCAATAGCAGGCGGCTTCCCGAAGTCAGGCGGCTTAGGTAACCAGCCCCAAAGCGGCGGCTTAGGTTTACTCGGCCCACAGCCATGAATAGGAATTCCATAATCAGGATCACACGGAATCCAGACGCCTCCGGGGAGGGAATTATCCGGCCCGACTGGAGATTCCTCGATGCCGAATCCCGGATCAGTGGGGAAGAATACCAACAGAGGAGGCTTTCCCCAGCCAGGATCTACTATCTCCCAGCGGCCAGGAAGCCAGGGGTGTGCGGGAGCAACGGGCGGCTTATTATCGACGTGCGGGGGTAACACTGGCCTTCCGGGCGGCTTATTACCTACGTGGGGCGGCCTACCTCCTGGCAGGCTATTATCGGGCCGCTCGCCTGACTCTATACCGTAGTCAGGATCAACTCCCGTAGAAGTCTCACTAACCTCTAGCCAACCACTTACATGAACTCTGCTCATTTTCTTTTGTCTCCTCTGTCCTTATCGTTATGTATTGCATAGCCTACAGCAAGAAGCGCTACGGCTAATAAGAACCACTCTACTGCTGTTGGCATCGCTTCTCGCCTACTCTTGTGAGGTACTTAGTCGAACCAGGGTGCATCCTCAGGTTCCTAGAGGCCTTACCCCTACCAAGTACCTCAACAAGAGATCATCTAATCTTTCCGCTCCCCTTCCAGAGAATTAGGATCAGGGCGCCTCCGACCACAACTAGGAGCAGGATAGCAATAGCGGCCAAAATAGCGCCTTTCTCCGCATCACTATAGTGTAGGGCTAATAGCAGGCTCACGCTTAGCTCCAAAGGCGTCTCCCTGGCTTGCCGTGTGAGCAGACTCTTCCGCTTCGAGATCACTTATCAGGGCCGCTGTTGATACGTACCTATAGCCCATTACCTTACAGTGAGCCTTAGCCCTAGCCGCGGCAGCAGTTAAGCCGCCTAGGTCGAAGAGAAATACCTTGAAGCTGGTTTGAGTGATATTGGTCCTATAATAGAGGATATAAGGCACCACTTCATCAGATCGCCCGCTTATTGCACTGCTTAGGGCATTAGATAGGTCAGATACCGTTAGTTTGCTCATGCTTTCGTCTCCTATTTAACCGGCGCACCGAATACGCCCCATCCGAGGATCAGAAGGAGGACAAAGAGCAATAGATTCCCGCCCCATACCTTAAACGGGTAAGGCTGTCCGGGAACATAGTCACTCCAGAGGCCAAGGACCAGCCACAATAGCATCAGTACCCAAAAGAATATCTGTAGCGGCATGATTATTTCTCCTCCTTAGGAGTCTCCTTCGGAGCTGACTTCTGAGCTTCCTGAGCCTGAGGCAAGGTCCCCAGAGCCTCAAGAGTCCTCTCAAGAGCAAGCTTCTCTACCATTAGATCCCTCATGGCGGCATCAGTTATTAGGGCTACTGAATTAGGGAGGAAAGGCGAATTAGGGTCGGTTGGTCTTAGAGTCATGGCTTTTTATCTTATTAGTAATCTTGCCTGAATAAGCAAGCCTGCCGCCCGCTTCGCGGGCCGGGGGACTTATTGTATAGTCTCCTGCTCCGCAGTAGCGGCAGCGCGAGGGATTAGAATAGGATTAACTAGAGGAGCGCCGCTGTCCCTGATTACTATAGTAACACTCGGTACAGTAGCGCCAGCGTCTTTCATAAGGCCCCTGAGCTTTAGGGCAGTATTAGCAGCATTTAGCCTAATGGTATCAGTATCTCCATGATCCATTATATGCGAGACTGTATTGAGGGTACTTTCGAGGCTGAGTCCTGCGCTATCGAGGCTATCCTCTAGACTAGAGCCTTCAGGCTTGTCTTGATTCAGGCCGACTGACTTCAGGACTTTCTTGATTTCCGGTGTGAGGATTGGCAACAGCAGTTGCCCTTTCAGCCATGCGCTGTCTGAGCAGTAGGAGGGGAGAATTCTCTAAGCGAGAAAGGGCATATTCGAGTGGGTGGAGAGTATTAGGTGTCATTATCTTCTCTTCTTATAAAACAAGGGAGAGAAATGAGAAAAGCTAACCGAGAACCGCGTCTTTCCTCAAACCTCTCCCCACTTAGCCACTCGATGTGTCTCTTACCGTATCACGAGCGGCAGGCGTTTGTCAAGCCTTTTTTGCCTTTGGTTTCAGTCACTTAGAGACTATTTCTCCCAGGCCCGAAGCGGCAGGAAAACAGGCCCCAGATCACTGAACTATTAGCCTCCCTATCTCCTCCCCGTATGCACATCAGGCGGATTAACTACCGGACTTGCTTGCGGAAGCAGGGGATTAGGAATCGTGTATAGAGTCGTCCCCGGCTCCAAAGCCCAGGCCTTTGTCTCCAGTCCTTCTCCAGCCACAGTAGCAGGCTTATAGCAGTACCCTATATCCCCTAGCGGCGGAGGCAGCTTATATCCATAAGTATTCTTCTCTCCCCCGTTATCCCAATACTGACAAACCGAGTTGTTATACTCCCTAATTACCTTCTCCGCCTCCTTATTCCCCATACCAATCGCCTCCTGATTACAGATAAGCTGCATCATCTCCAGCTCCCCGCCCGGATTCTCCGCCTGATAAGCCAACCTGTCAGCGGCAGAGTCCTCCGGTCTATAAGGATAGGGAAGCTCAGGTACAGTTACCTCCACTTGAAGAGCAAAGCCCTTATAATAGGTTCCGTCGGTGTATTTTTCGCTCATATTTCTCCTTTTTTATACATCTGTACAACTACGTGTTGGGTCGGTTGAAAATTGTCAGACTCCACCCCTCCCGCCTGGGGGAGTACTCCACCGGAGGGTGGTGGTTTCGGCTCGGAATCATCCTAAATCTGGTGGAGTAAACATGATTAAATCATCCTATCTCTAGTAGAGTAGAGTAGAAGGAATCACCTATTGTCTAGTAGAGTAGGGTAGATTGAATCATCCTTAGTCTACTAGAGATTGGGTATTGGAATCTAGACTACTCTACTAGACTAGCTACGCTTCTACTCTACTAGACTAGAGCCTCAGTCGGCTGAGTCTAGTATTAGGTAACCTTATACTAATAGAGCGAACAAAAGGCAAAGATAATATCAGTCTAGCTTATACTGAGAGAGCCTGCTAGTATTAGAGAAACTGATACTAAGATCGGCTCTCCTATTGTACACCCATAGGTAGTGTATTGGCGACACGCATTTTAATAGCCAAAATCATTAGAGGCTCTTGGCTGATCTGATCTCCCCCGCGTCATAGGTCACTGGCTGAAAAAATAGCGGTCTCCCTGAGCGGCTGAGAGCCTCAGGAATCCCAGGTCTCCTATTGAACGTCGATAGGTGTAATAGTTACTCGAAACTAGGGTATTATACTGAGCGGCTGTCGGCTGAGCTTAGAGACCTGCTAGAGAGCGGCTGAGCGGCTGAGGATGAGACTTAGAAGAGACTGCCAGGAGACTGCTAGGAGCGGCTGAGAGATCGAGAGCGGCTGAGCGGCTGAGATATGCTCAAGCCCTAACGTCAAAAAGCCTACTCACTCGGATATGCTCCGGAATGAGTAGGCTATTAGGAAAGCGAAACTGAGAGACTAGCGCGGGGAGGAGACCTTAGCGCCATCCTCGCTTTCCCTGAGGCTTAGTCGTGAATAAACCGCAAAGGATAGCGTCATCAGCACAATCGGGACAAAAGAGAGTCCCTGTATTGTCGATCATATCAATGCGATAAAGGACTCGCGAGCCGTCCTGAAAGCAATGGGCAAAATGCTCGTGAACGGGACATTGATAATCGGAGCATTCGCAGTAGGTTTGTTTCGTTCTAGGGTTTGTCATAGGACTCTATCTTATCAAATGAGAAAACCCCTGTCAAGCCTAGAATGACCTAACAGGGGTTTAATAGGACAACGAGGTTTAATAGAAGTTACGCGAGAGCCGCTCCGTTCTTTTTCAATCCCTCGCGGATGTCGGCGGTATTCTTGATAAGGGTCATAGCGGACTCTTTCGCTTTCGCCTTATCCGATGCTGACATTTCCTTAGAGTAGCGGTATACCGTTTTGGCGAGGTTCAGGACCAACGCTCCAACTGCTACGGAATCAGCCGGAGTCCCTGTAAACGGAGTCAGGTTACCGTCTTCATCTTTTAGCATCCAGCCGGAAGGATCAGCGCGGAACTGACGCTGATACTCAGCCTTGAGTCCTTCGTTAACGAGCGCGAGAAACTTGCTGGCATCGTTTCCGACTCGCGCTAACGCGCTAGCGGTATCCGCGACTGGTTCGAAGCTTCCCTCCTTAACGAGGGTCACGTCCTCGAAACTGTCGAGATCGAAAAAGCTTTTCTGTACTGGTACTGGAATCGTTTGTTCTGCCATGCTAGGTCATCCTTAGTTGCGGCTCAGCCGCTAGTGAATTTGACTACACTATGATGATAAGCCTATCGTGGCTCGTTTGCAAGCCCTTTTTGGAGGAACTTCAAAGTATTTTCGCTCCACTTCGGCAAGCGGAGGCGCTAGTTGCGGCTCTCGGAGGCTAACTTCACTCCAAAAGCGGCTCACTTCAGGTCGGCTGAGCCTCACTTCGCCCCGCGAGAGCCTAACTCCACTCGAAACAGCCTAACTCCACTCCAAAAAGCCCAATTTGCGGCGCAAAAAGCCCAAAAGGCGAGTTAATAGAAAAAATATCCTAGGATTTTAATCCCCCTTACTCTAGTAGAGAAGTATTTTCCCATTATCGGACAGTATAGCACAGCGCGAAACTGGATACTATCGGACAGTTGGACTACGTTTATATACGCTTAAAGTCGCCTAAGTGCTTTAGAATGAGTAGGTTAGCGGGAAAAAGTGCCTTGCCAGAGGGAGGGGTCTTTTACCGGCGAGGCCTCGCTATGTGTGTAAAATTTACATAGTGGGTTAAGTGCTTAGTTATATAATAATATATATATAATAGATAAACCCTCCCCCCCTATACGGTCTCCTCTGAGACCCTATGGGGGAAAGAGGCTTTAGAATCAACTACTTAAGTTACTATGTAATTTCTACATAGCGAGGGTGTGCCCGTCGGCAAAGGGAGGGGGAGAGACCCGCTGTGCGAAAAAGCCGGAAATACTTGAGGCTAAAGCCCTTAAAGCCCTTGACACCATACAGGATCGTAGCTATACTGTCTAGAGCCGCCCACTCACCTACTGAGGCGTGAGGCGAACAGAGGGCGAAACTGGGGTATGTAAGATTTACACGGTGCCCCGATTAGGAGGTTTAATAGAAGATGACACCTATTGAAAGCGACTATAATCCGGCTGAGGCTCTATGCTCAGCTTGTGGCCTAGGTCTAACCGAGACCGAGTATCGGTGGTCTAACTCTCGTCAGGGAGAGCCGCTAATTCACCCTCGCTGTGCCGCGTTTGCTATTCAGCGGGAGGGAACGGTAACCATCTCCCTGAGAGAGTACGATATCCTGAACGCAGCTAGACTCTTGATAGAGCCGCTTATGGATTGCTCACCCTCTACTAATCGCTACCATGCGGAATGTCAGCTAGGTGCGACTAGGTGGCTAGCTGAAATGAATCAGGACTCCCTCTTCTTAGTCCTCGCGAGGTTCGAGGCAATTTCAGCGGGGCTGAGTCTAATACTCGCTAAGAACTATAAGAACATCAAAGCGGCTCTCGATGAGCGAGAGAAAGCGAAGTTCGCTAAGGTAGCAGTGATACGCGAGGAGCCGACTAAGCGAGAGAGAGTCGCCCTCTCGGATAGGGATAAGGCGCTCCGCGCTCTAATGAATAACGGAGTCTCGGAGTCAGCCGCTAAGCAGATAGTGGATGCGGAGTTTATTAAGCAAGGGAGAATTAAGCTAAAGGTCTGAAGGGAAGTCTAAACACCTAAAGGAAAACACTATGAGAAACCTAACGTATTGGGAAGACCCGCCTTACATGGATAAGGCAAAAGACCCTGACGCCTATGACGGTATCAGGACAATTCACGATGTTAAAGCGGCTGACATTTGGGAACTAGTGAGACAGAGACCAAACCATTGCACTATGGTAAGCATAGAGCATTCTTATGAGCGGACTCTAAAGTCAGGACGAAAGACTAATTTTTTCAAGGTACTCTGGGAGGGGCCTGCTAGAGATCAGTTCGCCCCTAGACCGCATTGCAAGTTCTGTAATGGAACGGGGAGGCTCTAGGCTTATGAACCTCTACACAATAATGCTCTCGGCATTTCACGCGATGAGCTTTCACGCTACATGCGACGATGACAGGCGAACATCACCTGCTAGGTTCCTCGCCGCTATCAGGACCTTTGACAAGATATACACCGAATGGAAGCTTAAGGTAGAAGAGACTCAGGGGTTTAAGATATGATCGCCTTCACTGGACTCTCTACAGCCTACTCTTTCGCCTACCGGGCGAATGGCCCTCTATGCCTATTAGTAGCAGGATGCCGCTATACCTTCTGGACTCTCGCCTCTGGAGTCCTTCACTACAGAAAATTAGAATACACCCTAACTAGACTAGCGGGAGGTGATTCATGGCTAAGCTAACAACTCTCTGCGCTATATGCGGAAGGACTCTAGAACTAACCTCCGAGGTAAAAGTATCCGAGACTGAGCGGCTCGCTACTTACAAGTGTGGCCATAGTTTCGTAGAGCCGCTAGCAGTCGCCCCTAAGCTTGATGAGCTTAAGTTCACTTCGGTATCCGGCGACAAAGTGGCTCGCGATTATCAGAAGGACGGAATTAAGTTCATTCTGGACTCAGGCTTCAATTGCGTGATAGGCGACCAAATGAGACTAGGTAAGACTCCTCAGTCTCTCCTAGCCCTCGCGAATGCCTACTCGGAACGGACTCCCTGTTTAATACTCGTCAGGTCAGCTAACCTCTGGCAGTGGATCAGGGAATATAAGGAATGGACTGACTCTCTCCCTCTTGGTATCTATCCGATAATCGGAAGCAAAGGTTTCATACCTCCGGCTTTCTCAGCCTACATTATGAGCATGGATACCTTCTCTAAGAAGGGTGTAGTAGAGAAGCTTCTAACTTTCGGCTTTAAGCTAGTGATTATTGATGAAGCTCATTCCTTTAAGAATGCTCAGTCGCAGCGTTCTACGGCGCTGATTCAGTTCCTTCAGGAGATATCGAAGTCTGAAATAGTCATGAGCATACCCTTCACCTGTACTAACTGCGCTCATGCTTGGACGGAGGAGGTAAAGATTCAAGAGACCGCGAGGGCGCGAGTCGCCTCTAAGACCGCCTATTGTCCTCAGTGTAACGCCTATAACCATCACACGAGCCACCTAGAGAAGATCGAGACTAAGCGGAAGTGTGGAGTTATCATGCTCACTGGTACCGCTATTAAGAATAGGGCTGAGGAGTACTTTGTGCCGCTAAACATCATTGCCCCTGATAAGTTTCCCTCGCTAGCGAGCTTCCGGAGAAACTACCTAACTCAGTCCGAGAGCGGGAAGTGGAATAGGATTCACCCTTACAGGATGGATGCCTTTAAGAACATCATAGCGCCGTTTGTCCTGAGGCGAGAGAAGGAAGACGTTTACACTGACCTTCCGGCGCTGAATCGGCTCTACACGATTATTCCTATGGCTGACGATAACCTAAGGAAAGCCTATAACGCCACTCTCGACAAGATAGAAGAGAATGCCGCTAGGAATAACTTTAAGTTCTTTGACAACATAGGTGAGTTAATGACCTTGCGCCGTATATGCGGAATCGCTAAGGTGGATTGGGCGGTCTCTTATGCTAGTGACCTGCTAGACGAATCAGACACTCAGCGGCTCGCGATAGGGATTCACCACCATTCGGTAAGAGACCTCCTAACATTCAAGCTTAAGCCGATAGGAGGAGCCCTCCGGCTGAGCGGCGAGGATAACGCGGAAAATAAGGACCGGGTTATGAGAGCCTTTGAAACCTCAGCCGAAAGAGTCCTAGTTATTAACACCCTCGCGGGAGGAGTTGGGATGGACTTTCACTATGTCAATAATGTCCTGATCCTAGAGCGGCAATGGTCTTCCGCTGATGAAGAACAATTCGAGTTTCGCTTTTATAACCCGGATAAATCCATAAAGACAGCCGCTACTAACGTAGAGTATGTCCTGATGAAGGATACAATTGACGAATTCTTTCACGACCTTGTTTCTGAGAAGCACAAGATATTTGGGGAGACGATAGGGAACAACTGGAGTCTACAGGAAGACCTGACGGGATTTAAGGCTCTCTTAGAGCGGACTATCGGTGGCCGCTTATGACACTAGCGGAAGCGGAGCTTATTGTCAGCACGTCAGTAAGATGTACTCAAGCCGCGCTAAGAGGTATTGCTGGAATATCGGCAGTACCTCTCACTGGAAGCGGCTGTCTCACTTATCTAACCTCAGCCGGATATAAGGTCAAGTCACTTCCGGCTGACATTCCGCTAGCGAGGTTCAAGTACTCTAAGGATAAGACCTATCTACTCGCAACCAAGGGTCACGCGATGGCCTTGGTTGACGGTATCCTTATTGATACAATGCGAAAGACCCTCGACAAGCGGATACTTGAACATGCTTGGGAAGTTAGCCGCCCTGAGGGCGAGGGAGACTCGCAAGGCGAGGACTCACGGGGCGAGGGGGAGGTATGATGTTCTGGCTTATCGTCTTCATCCTGTTAGTGTTACTGAGTGAGGACTAACGGGCTGAGGGGGGAGAAGCTGGGGGAGACCTGATACCTCCCCCACCACCTTATTTTTTCCTCTCCAGTTCAATAGGTGCGTGTCCTTTTGGGTAGGTCATCATTCCCATTCCGTCTACCGTAGTATCAGGGTGGATAGAGTAGGCTATCCACTGTTTAGGTCTCTCAGCTTTACTGACAGCCTCTTTCAAGGTCGGGGCGATAGCCCATAGGTGGTTACTGCCAAAAACAATCACTAGTCTAGTCATGATACTAGTATAGCACAGGGGGAAACAAATGTCAAGAACATTAACAAAATTTAATTTTTGCCGGAAGATCTCTATTCTACTAGACAAGGGGCCATCAATCATCCCATCTCTACTAGACTAGGGGCGATCCACCTCGGCTCCGGCCTATAGCCCGACTCCCTATTTAATCGGTGCTCCAATTTACTATTTGGGAATCGAAATCATTTTGACTTTCAGGAAGGGAAAGTTTCTCAGAAAGATCGGCTTTCGCTAAGGATAGCTAGTAATAAATCTCAGAAAAGGACCCGCGAAGGCGGGAAACAAGATGCCAAAATTTATCGGAACTATTGGTAATACTAAGGATATATTAGACGGAGGTGGACTTATCTATCAAGGGGATAAGGACGAGGAACTAGGTTTTAGGTCTCCGGATCAGATAATTCTCTTCTCGCAGGATGAGGACTCTGAACTAGATCTTAATTCGGTACTAGTCTATAAGATCGAGATAGCGGCGGAGCCGGAATTAGAATTCTGGTGGCAGGACTTAAGGGAAATCGCCACTGGTCTTGAAATCGCCATTGGTTTTGATTTAGCCTATATCAATCTTAAGTCTGCCGCGCTGAGCAGGGACCTGATGGTGAAGGCAGAACTATATGCCCACCTAATAAGTTACTACGGTCCTGATGACTTCGACTCCTCGCCCGGCACTCTTACCCTGACTGAGGCCAGAGAAATCTATGCCGAGGAACTAGCTTCACTAAAGAAACAAGAAGGAGAAAAAGAGTGCAATTCATAATAAGAGCAAGCAAACTGATCTTTGATGAAACATCGGAGGAAGAGATCGCTGAGGAAGCCCTATTAGTCCTCAGGGTAACGAGGAAAGGTAACCTTCGGTTAGTGGAATCTCGCTTTGCTACTAAAGAGGAAGACTATCGAATACCCTCTTCTAATTCACCTGTAAGAAAGAAGGATTCCTAATGCCTAAGATCATCTGTCCCGACTGTCTCTCACCCGATGCTGAAATCGAGGATGATAACGTAATTACCTGTAAGGCCTGTCCGGAGACTCTATACTTTAAGTTCTATGCCCCGGAGAGAATCAGGTACTTCAATTTTTTAGCTCCGTGGAGGGAGAAAAGATCCAGGACGCCCTCCTCCTAAGATGTCCGGTCTGCTCGCACGTTCATCAGGATAGATCGAGTACACTATTAGCCTGCTTTAGTGAGGCTAAGATGCAAAGTGGAATCTTGACTCAAAGGTATGCTCTGATGAATCTCTATATGGAGCATTTAAGGAAGAAGAGGCTTTATCCGCGAAGCGGCTAACGCCTGAAGGAAAGAAGACTAAACGACTAAAGGAAACCTATGCCAATAACACTAGAGAACTTAGAAAGAGTCTGGGCCGCTAGGAGTCAGGACTCACTCGATGAACTAGAAGAAGCTACTAAATGGATACAGCAGAGTGACCTGATGCTTACTACACTCATGACAATGCTCCTATGTATACAGACCAAGGGATCAATCGTGAGCTTCCTGGTAAGTCACTCGGCTATTTGCCTGAAGCTAGGCTATGAGATAGCTAAACTTGAGGAACTGGAAAGGATGGGGAAGCTATAATGACACTGCTCGAAGAATTAACTACACTCGACACTAGACTCCTGGCCGCTAAGAGGCTACCTGATCGAGGGGCGCGGGAATCCCTACACGGTAAAAAGGCCCTGATTCTCGATTCAACTCAGATCGACGCTTATATTAACTGTCCTACTGCCTGGAAACTCGGATATGTGGACAATTTAGAGCGGGCTGAGGCTGAGACCCGTACTGCTATGGTTATGGGGACTCTGGGACATAAGATGCTTGAGCTTTATTATAAGGCCCGCGCTCTTGGCTCCTCTTGGGGAGAAGCAAAAGACCTTGCTCTCTCTTATACTCCTGAGGAAAGCTTTCCTCTCGGCGCTATCGACAGGGAAACAGTCAGGAAATCCTTTGACCTATACACGTATACTTATGTCAATAACGACATAGCGGCAGACTCCCCTGATTCAGTAGAAGTAGGATTCTCCACTAAGCTATACGAGGATCATTCCTGGATCTTTATCCTAGAGGGCCGCGTTGACCTAATAGGCCAGCTAGGAGGCCAGCCTACCTGGTGCGATCATAAGTTCCAGATGCGGAAGAAGAACCTCTATCACGAGTCTATTCAGTTCAGGAACTATGCTCTCGCAACTGGAATGACTCTAGGCTTTGTGAACTATATCAGGTTTGCTAAGGAAGTGACTAAAGACACATTCGTGAGGAGTACGCTGAGCTTCACTAAGCCTAAGCTAGACTGGTGGAAGAAGGAGCTAATAGCTATCTACACGAGCATAGCAAAGAGCATAGAAACAGATTCCTTCCCTCAGCACTGGTCCGCTTGCTCAGGCCGCTTTAACTATCCCTGCGAGTTCACTCCGCTTTGCGAGGAACTGAATCCCTATGTGCGGGAGAATCAGAAGAAGATGCTCTATCAGATCAAGGAAGAATGGAAGCCCTGGTAAGGAGATACTATGGAATTCATCAAACTGACTCACACTGAAATCGAAACGCTTATCTCTCTATTAAGCGAGATGGAGGACCTATCTCTTGATGAGCAGGAAGTCTTAATTAAGCTCAAGAGGATACGCGAGGGACAGAAGGCTAAGCTCGGACGGACTAAGAAGAAGGAACCAGAAACTAAATCAACATTTGTATCTTATCCCTAAGGAGACTAAAAACATGGCAACAGCACTATACACAGTTAAGAAGTTCTTTCCGAAAGTAAAGAGAGTAGTCGATGCAACAAAGAATGCGACCATCGAAGTAACCGCAAGTGATGCCGCTAAGTCAGACCTGAAGAATCATAAGAGTTGCGCGATGGCGGTGGCCTGTAAGAGGAAGTTCCATCTGGACGGAGTAATTATCTCTCGATCGACGAGTTATTTAGTTAAGGGAACTATTGCTCGTCGGTTCAAGGTCCCTGAGAGTGTAAGCAGGGAGGTAGTCTCTTTTGACCGCGGCAGCGGATTCTCTCCTGGGACTTATGAACTCCAGAGGGTTCCGCCATCAAGCCGATTCGGAATAAGACCGGGGCGGACGGCTAAGAACAGGAAGAGTAATCCTGATAAGCCTAAGAGATTCCGACATATTACGGATAAGGTTAGAGCGGTCTTAGGGGGAGAGCGCGCCTGAGCGCGGAAGGGCTAAGGCGCTTATACACGGAGAATAACTTATGCCAGCTATTAACCATGTTCATACGTATAGAAGGATAAACAAAGACCTGTGGAAGTGTAACGATCCTTATTGCACCCATACTTGCCGAAGGGAGCTAGTTCAGGGGAAAGCAAGTATATGCAACAAGTGCGACAAGGAAATAGTTATGACTCCCTCGGCAATGCAAAGACGCTCGCCGCTTTGTCTTGAATGCTCGAATACGGCTGAGGCTAGGAGCTATAAGAAGGCTAAGGCGCTTGTTGAATCACTTAGGACCCTGACTGAACCGCCTGCTCCTGAGCCTAAGTCAGCAGAAAAGCCTACTGATCCCGACCTGAGGGATTGGTTGAGTGATAATAACTAAAGGCGCGAGAGCGCGAGGAGAAAATATGCTTGACTTTAAGTTTCTAGACGCTGATCCCTATGAGGATCGACTTGTTGCTCGTACCGAAGGGGCTTGGGGCTATATCTCGACAGCTAGTATTAATGACAGCCCCCTTCCCTTCGAGACAGCCATAAGCCACGAACTATACAAGGAGGGCAGGCTTATTATCGTAGAGGAATACTCTTCAAGAGGAGCTGCCGCGCTGGGTCATGCTGTATGGGTAGCTTTAATGGAGACTAACCCGGTGGCTCTCACTGATGTTAGCTCCACTGAAGACGCTATTCTCTACAGGGAGCTAGGCGGGCAGACTACTTGGCTCAGGAAAGACCTGACGGCTGAAGAGGTTAATGATATAGCCGACGCCATTGAACTTCAGTCAATTATTAACGAAGGAGCAACTTCAATTCTAAAGGGAAGCACTAGGCAAGCCTCCGAAGGAGAACTCATGATTATCGGATCGAACACTCCTCTGGAGATCGGAGAAATAATGGATTTCTGTACTGTGGAGGGAATCGAGACAGTCAAGATCAACCGAGCGGCAACTCCTGAGGAAATTAAATCCTGCGTAAAACTAATCCCTGAGGATGAACCTGCATATTTCTATCAGGTAACTAAACTAAATCGACAACTAGGAGGCAAGAACTAATGCCATCGGCTGAGAATCTAACACCAGAAGGCCGCTTTGTAGGCCTATTTGTAGGAAAGAGCGGGTCCGGGAAGAAAACAGCAGCTTGCTCATTTCCTCATCCGATCAAGTACTTTGACTTTGACGGGAGAATAAGAGGCATCCTCGGAGCGGACTGGATAGACAGGAAGGATATCAATTACGACTATTATCCTCCTCGCGCCGCTGGTAACAACCCCCTGCCGGTATTCCAGAAGCTGAATGATGATCTAGCCGGCCTATTAGCTCAGTGCCAGACAGGACAGTGCCCATATAAGACAGTAATCGTTGCCAGTCTAACAGGGATGACATTCGATTTCATCATGGATGCGATGCCGCTAACTCATGGAATGGGAAAGGATAACAAATTTAAGGGCAAGAAGCTAGGAGTCCTGAACATGCCTGGACCTGAGGACTATGGCTTTGAGGCTAACGGGACCTATCAAGTTATGAGCTTCTTGCGCTCCCTTCCTATTCCAAACATAATCGTCATGGCCCACGTAATAGATCGCTACGGTAAGGCTGATCCGAATGATGACTACTCGGAGCGCGTTGTCGTGGGAGAGAAAATCTCTCTGAGAGATAAGATTAGCGAGAACGTACAGGTCTATTTCGATCATATCTTCAAGTTCGATAAATCAATGGTGAATCAGTTTGAACACTATACTTGTCAATTTCGCTCCGACATCGCCAGGACCACCTTTAAGGACCTGCCTAATGGCGTAGTTGATATAACTAAGCGGGATTTCTATAAGGGAATTATGGCTAAGGTTAATCCGCCTGAAGTCGAGGCCGCTTTGGTGAAACCGTGAGCGGAGTTTACTATAGGATCACAATTCCTCGCTATAAGCCGATCAGGTCTGAAGGCTATAATGTCTACACGGATCTGGACTATAATATGATCTATATAGTCAGGGCCGCTTCAGCTAGAGAAGCAATCTCTAAACTACCTCCAGCGGAGAGCCAAGACATAATTACATCAGTTGAATACTTAGGAAGTATCTATGTCATTGAATAGACCCCTCAAGTTTCCCTACGATCCCCTGCTACCAGGATCGACAAACCAAGCTCTGAAGTTAGTACTCCTTAAGACAACAGAGAAACCAAAAGAAAGAGAGACAAAAACAAAGTGCCAATCATTAAATTCACAACAGCCGATATCCTTCGCTCAAAGCTTATTGATGAGGGCTGGTATCCTGCTAAAGTTACTGAGATCCAAGGGCCTATAGTATCAACCAAGGGCGATAGTCACAACTTCATCGTCCGCTATACGCTTGGGGATAAGTCCCCCGCACCGGGGAAGATCATCGAGGAGTACTTTAACTCTAAGGCGATGGGCAAGATGATTCCTCTGGTGGCCGCTTGCAAGGGATCGGATACTAGCACTATTGTAGATAATCCGGCTGAGTTCAACCTCGATACTGATGAGATCCTGGGGAAAGAACTCGACCTGAAAGTAATCAGGGAACAATACGAGGGCCAGTGGAATAACAAGGCCGGCGGTTATCTCCCCAAGGGCAAAGCGGCAGGAGTTGCGGTTCCCTTTTAGGCTATTAGGGGAATCCTTAAAGAGTTATATTCTCTCTCTTAAGCATAAGATCTTCAGGAGAGAGCTTTAAGTTTGCTCTTAGGAGTTATGAACCTAGGAGTAATCGGAGGGGATTCATTCTTGATCGGGGGAGTCCCCTCCTCTTAAGTGGGAACCGGAACTGTAAAATTGATTCCTTGTTAGGCTGTCTTATTCTCAGCACGAGCCAATAAGATCGTCAGAGGTTAGTTCCGATTCCCTCTTCTTATAGGATCTTGGAGTCATCCGCGACGTTCGAGAGCCTCATCACCTCTCAACTCCTCCAATGGTTCCAGGGTCCTATAAGGAGACACTATGATTTGTCAAGTATACTTAGACATAGACAAGGATTCCACGGAGGATGACCTCTTGGCGATACTTAGCCACCTGAGAATTATTCAGGGGATCTATATTCCGCCGGGGAGAGAGAAACTTCCAGCTTCGCTGGAGATTATAGCAGACATCCTGGATCAAGGGAAATCTCTGGTTAAGGCTCCTTTTATTGCTCGCGTTAAGAAGGAAAACTAGTGCTTCAGGGCAGAGGATCATCGAGTCCGATAGCAATTCTTATTGCTGATGGAGGGCAGGGCGAGGACATAAAGACTAACTATGCCCTTTCGGGCTATCAGGAGAGCCTGCTTTCTCAGTTCTCAGAGGAAAACAATCTAAGCCTGAATAGCTTCTGGAGAACGGCTCTAGTTAAAGAGGAAGTTACTAAGGCTGAGGACTGGTCTTCCGCATACCTTGCCGCTAATGAGGCTAAGGTAACTCAATACGCTCCCATTTTACTCGAAGAGATTAAGGCCCTGGGAGCTAACCTGCTTATCCCCTTAGGAGAGTTAGCCTTTAATTTCCTCACCAACATGACAGGCATAAGGAAGTTCCGCGGCTCTGTCCTCCCCTCTAATCCAACTACCTATGGAATCCTGAATCGAGAGTATAAGGTCCTGCCGATCCTGGGACCATATCCTTACCTGTACTCTGATTATAAGCAGAGGTATATAACTAGGATCGACTTCGGTAAGATCTCCAGGAATCTGGGGCCGAATCCTGTACCTGAATCCCTATTCAATGTATGGATATGTAGGAGTTCAAGCGCCTTCAGGAACTTCGTCGAGCGGCACTATGGGAAGTCTGAGTTCATGGTATTCGACATTGAGACATTTAAGGGCCTGCCTACTTGTATATCCTTTTGCTTTGATGGCCGCGAGTCGGTTTGTGTCCCCTTACTAGATAAGAGTATCGACGTTGATATGCGAGTCCTGATGCTAGGACAAGTGGCTAAGCTCCTGGCTAGTCCGATACCTAAGGTCAATCAGAATATTAAGTTCGACTGGAAGATCCTAGAGCGATGGAACTTCAAAGTAGCTAATGTAGTCGGAGACACGATGCTAGCGGCAGGCTGTCTCTATTGCGAGTTCCCTAAGAACCTAGGATTCCTAACTTCGATCTATACTGACCTCCCTTACTTCAAGGATGAGGGCAAGGAATTCGATCCGGCCCGGATTAAGAAGGATCAGTTCTATCTCTATAATGCTAAGGACTCTCTTGCCTGTCATCAGATCTATACTAAGCAGAAAGTGGAACTCTTAGAGCAGGGAGTAGACGAGGTATATAAAAAGACCATAAGTATCCTGCCGCTATACAAGCAGATGGAAGAGAACGGAATTAGGATAGATCAGGAGGAGAGAGAGCGGCTCCATGCTAAATACTCCTCACTCTTTAGGATTCATAACCTCAAGCTGAATAGCCTAGCGAGCAGAGAGTATAACCCACTGTCAAGTCTCGCTATGGATAACCTAATCTTTAAGGAGTTGAAGTATAAGACTCTACGCGGAGCAAATGATACTAGCGAAGATTCCTTAATGCTCCTCCGCCTCCTTAGTGAAGCGACTGCCGCACCGAGCACCGGACCTCTGATAATTGATGAAATCATCGCCTGTCGGAAACTCCACAAGGTTATAGAAATCCTCGAACTTCCTCAGTATCCGGACCACCGCTTCAGGTGTGAGTTTAAGATAGGCGGTGCGGAGACAGGCAGGACTACTGGAGGTAAATCCCTAGATGAACTCCTAACTCTAACTGATAAGGGAAAGACAGGAATCCTCCGCCTGGGCTATTCTCTCCAGACAATAGGAAAGCATGGATTCTCGATTGACGGGATGACCTACGGGCGGGATATTAGGTCTATGTTTGTGCCATCTCGGGGATATAGATTCGTAGAGAATGATCTATCTCAGGCTGAAGCCAGAGTAGACGCGGTACTAGCCGGTAACTTTAATATCCTAGCGATATTCGATGGTCCTATTGGTATCCACAGGCTAACAGGCTCCTGGGCTTATGGATGCCCTCCTGAAGAGGTTAAGAAGAACGTCCTAGTAGACGGAATAGACCGCTATCATGTTGCTAAACAAGTCCGCCACTCAGGGGAGCGTAACATAACAGCAGAAGGCCTAGTAACCAAATTCCTCTGGGGCCTCTCCCTCTCCGAAGGAAAGCGGCTCCTAGACGTATTCCATAAGTATCAACCGGAGATCAGAGAGGTCTTTCATCGTGATATCATTAGATCTATTGACAGTACTCACTCCCTTATTGCTCCTAACGGCAGGCGCCGGGATTTCTTTGATCGCGTCACACGTTCGACGTATAATGAGGGATTCTCATTTCTCCCCCAGGCCATTGTATCCGATCAGACCAAGTTTTCGCTTCTGGAGACGATGGATAGATTTCCTGAAGCGAGACTCCTAACAGAAGCTCATGATGGAGTTCTTGCAGAAGTGCCTGTCGAGAGAGTAATGGAGTACATAGAGATTTACAAGACAAGTATTGAAAAACCTATAGATTTCCGTAAAGGGTCTCTTCCAAGAGATTACTCTTTAGTTATTCCTTGTGAAGCGAGCGCCGGGGATAACTGGAACGATCTGGTAGAGATTAAGCTCTAATGCCTAAAGAGCGTAAGTGCGAGTGTAGCCGCTGTGACCACTGTAGGAAACTTGACTGGCAATTCAGGAGGAGATATAATGGAGATAATACTTTGGTGGAGCAACAAGGTAAAGAGGAATCCGGCCCCGATAAAGGACTTCATGCAACTTATGTTGAATCGCTTAATAGTCGGGCAACTGAGATACGGAGACGTAAATTCATCACAAAACTACTTAGCAAGGCTAAGGGCCGAGCTAAGTGCCTACACCCGTAGCGGCAACGCCGAGCAGCTAATAAACATTGCTAATTATGCCTTCCTGGAGAGTCAAGCGCCTCAGAATAAGAAGTTTCACTTCGACAACACGGCGGGATCGGCAACTAGAAAGAACGAATAGTGAACTTTATTCAAGCACTCTTAGAGCATACGAAACTATATGAATCTCCCAACTCATTCTGGAAGTGGTCTGCCTTTGGAGCTATATCGGCGGTCTTGCGGGATAACTGCTATCTTAAGCAAGGAGACGACATGCTATTCGCTAATATGTATATACTCCTCCTTGCCGACAGTGCGGTTCAGCGGAAAGGGCGTCCGGTAAGATTCTGTGAAAAGCTCGTTACTAAGGTCGGAAACACAAAGATCATCAGTGGAAAAGCCTCTATTCAGGGGATTCTTGACACTATGGCTACTAACGAAACAGATCCAATCACGGGGAAGGTTAACAAAGGAGGAGCGTCAGTATTTTTTGCAGAGGAATTATCAGCTGCGCTTGTCGCTGATCCCCAAGCGGTTGCCACCCTTACGAATATGTATGACTATAAGGAAAGATACACCGAACTCCTGAGGACGCGGGCTAAGACTCAGATCAGTAACATGGTATTTAGCCTTATAGCGGCCTCTAACGAGGATCTACTGAAACAGCTATACGATAAAGCCGCGGTCTCTGGCGGATTACTCGGCAGAACTTTCCTAATAGTTCCTAATGAGTTTCGGCCCTCTAATTCTCTCTTCGATATCGAGGATAAATCAGCTAGTTTTGCCGCGCTGGCAACCTTGCTCTCTCAGGTGAGTGATTTGCGGGGAGCTTTCATAGTTGAGGAAGAAGCTAAGAAAGAGTACGATAGCTGGTATAAGCCCTTCCGCGCCTCTTATAAGGATAGAGCAGACAGGTCCGGAATCGTAGGCCGCTTGCATACTGGAGTCCTGAAGCTCGCCTTTATCATGGCGGCTAATGACCTGACTGTAAGCGTTAAGAAGACTCACATGGAAGAAGCGATCAACGAAGGAATGACTCTTGTGCCCAACTATAATACGTTTATTTTCGCAAGCGGAAAGAGTACGATAGCAGAGGCGGGAGGGATAATTATCAATGATCTCCTAGCGGCTAATCATCAGGAGCATACGCTTACGCGGAAGGAAATACTAAGGTCACACTGGAAGGACTTCGATAGTAAGGTGATGGATGAAGCCGTCTTGACTCTGGAGCTGGGCGGGCATATTAAGACGATTATTAGGAACAACGAAATGGCTTTTCAGCTAACTGATTACTGTCTCACTTTTATG